GCGACTAACCACCCAGCCACGCGAGCCGGGTGATAAAATATATGGCAGAGCTTCTTTGGCCGCTGCCAGTGACTTCCCACTACGTCTCCCAGAAATATTTACGCGAAAACGACAGTGACTGTCATGCACGTCACGCTGGATCTTTGTTGGCTTGTAGCCTACGAGATCCCACAGCTTCTGCTTGTTCAGTATCTTCTTCTTCAACACTATACTCCGCGTCTATCGGACTGTCCTCAAAACCGCACTCCTTTAACACTGACTCCAGATTACCAATAAGGTCTATCTCCTTTCGGTCTGTCTGGCCAAGATATTGTTTACCAAGCCATATCAAAAGGGCAGTATTGCCCCTGGCGGCGTGGTCCCATTGTAACTGGCGCAGTTTCACCTTCAGTGACTCGCGGCCAGTTTCCAATTCATCCTTGTAATTCTTACGGACTGTACTTTCGTCCATTTTGAAATACTTGGCTATCTCAACAATCGAGCAGCCGAAGGATGCCAACATCTGTATTTTGTCAGGGTCAGGACTTATGAACTTCACAAGGTCTGCCATCACATATACTTGTCAAGATTACACCGACACTTGGCTATGGCCCTTCTCCAGTAGGTTTTTACGCTGCTTACACTGATTTCCAGAGCTTCCGCTATTTGTGGAAATGTCTGGCCTACCAGTCTACATGAGAACACTTGCATCTCGCGTTCCGATAGAATGTCATAGGCCATATTGCCAGCTTGCTGGTATTTGCGTAGGTGGTCGGGGATTAGGCCGGTGCGGAAGACATGCAGTTTCATTGCTGCATCTTCAGCATGATCTATGGCAGATAAGAGCCGATCATTCTCCAGATCGGTTATGTTGTACCAGTCCATGATATGTTACTTAGTTTGTAACATGATTTGTTACTTCTTATAGGAAATTTTTAGAGACGCAATCCCACAACGGGTTCCCGGCTCCTTGGTGCATCGGGGGTTATACACAGAAACTACACAAAATTTGATTGAGTTAATCAACATTCCACCGACGGCATGCCGCAAACTATTGCCAGATATTACCAAAATTCAAGTTGAATCGATCAAGATCCAGGCCGGGTCCATCCGCTGGATATTTTTTGGCGCGCTCGGATGCCGCAAAATTGTTATCTACTAACTATTTGTAACAAAAGTATTGACAAGTATTGTATACATATAATATATTGTATTAATCATTTAATCCAATGGAAAGGGAAGTAATGAATAAAACAACAGAACTACAAAGGGCAGCATTGAAAGCCGGCCAGGAACGGGCCCGGGGTTTTATTGGCTGTATAGTTAGAACTAAAATAAAGCACGGTGGCAGCCAATTAGTACAGGTGGCATGTTACAACGGGACCCCGTTTGTAATGACATGTAACGAAGTTTTAAAGGGGTTGGCAGCATGGATATAATACAGGATCTATTAACAGCGGCGGTATTCGCTAGCGTATGTCTATTAATGCCGCCGGCTTTTGACAAGCTTTCAAGCTTATTTTGGCAATTAATAAAGTTAATCAATGAAGATTATTATAATAAAATGATGGGTGGCCAGTAATGGACAAGAAAAGAAAAGAGAATATTATCAAATTCGTTTGTCTTTTAAAATTTTTTGGAATAAAGCGCTGTATAAAATTCTTTAGAATAATAAAAGATATCGACACAAAAGAACATTGCCGAAAAATTCATTTTGATATATTAGATGTGAAAATTGATATATCAATAAAAGACATGCAAAGTGCAATAGGAATCTATCTAATTAGAGAATTTGGGGTTTAAAATGAATAGAGAAAACGCGCTAAAACTTGCCAATCTTGCAATTGATACCGACAAGAAATCCATACAAGAAATTTATAATTTCTGTGAAAATATAGCGGATATAAACACAGATTATAGAACCTGGACCAATGCGGCGGCTAAAATGCTTCCTTTCCTGCAATCTATTATTAATAATGAAAAGCCGGTCCCGGTATTTGAAATAATACAGGAAGGAAACGGAAAACTTCCTTTTTTATGTTATTCTAGCTGCCCTGTTGTTAATTGCCCTGGTGCTGGTGAATGTAAGATCTATTGCTATAGCTTGCGCGCCTGGCGGTATCCTATGGCCTATTTTCGCCAGTTACAAAATACTATCCTGGAAAGGAATAATTTCGAGGTAATTACAGCGGCTATTTTAGAACAGTTACAGCGGCCTAAATTCAAGAACAAAAAGAAAATAGATTTCCGGTTATATGTCGACGGAGATTTTCCCACATATAAAATCTTGGATCAATGGTTAAATTTTCTAGCGGTCAATCCTAAATTAGCGGTCTATGGATATTCTAAAAGCTTGCATTTATTCCAGGAACGTATAAAAGCCGGGGACCAATGGCCTAGTAACTATGTATTAAACTTGTCTAATGGTGGTCTATATGATCATTTACACAGCGAATTAATGCAGCATGTACAGGTTCGGGGCAAATTTTACGCCGTTTCAATTGGCCGCAAAGTAAAGCCGCAAAAACTAACAACAGCGGAGCGTGTCAAGATCCGAAAACAAGCGGAAAATAAGGTATTCATTTGCCCTGGATTATGCGGATCATGCACTAGTGCCGGGCATGCATGCGGTAGTTTATCAATTTTTAAAAATAAGGATATTGTAATACCAATACATTAAAATGCCATATTACAAGCTATTCATCAAGATATTACTTACTTCGTTAAAAGTGTTCATTTTAACAACAATATACATACTAACCAGGCCAATATTTTGGCTATTAACTAGGGAATAAAAAAATGACAATAGACATCAGAAGCAAAACATCGCTATATGTTGAAATAAATGACCATGTATTTTACATAGATGATTCAACCAATGAGCAAATAATGAGCTGCTGGCTAAAGGATGAAGCACAAGCCGCCGCGAATGATCAAGACTTACAAACGGATGTTCATTATGCAAGGAAAGGGAAAATCCATGAATAGATTATTGAATAGAATATTGCTTCGCGTCTTGAAGCTAATAAACCGAAATAAAACGGTAATTATTGCAATAGGTACACCATGCACAAAATAAGCAAAACCGGCTTTTTAACGCTATTTATGGCCGCCGTTTACTGGTCGCTGCATTTAGTTATTGCCATAATGAGGAATATTTGATTTAAGATAGTTTTCTGTAAAGCATGCCGCGCGGCCCTGGGTTCCTAGTATATACTAGGGACCTGGGGCCTTTTTTTTGCCCTTAAAGCGCGTTTTTTGGGCCGGGGCGGCCATTGGGCCGGTGTAGATCCGGGGCCGGGGCCCGGTGGCCGTGCTTATATGGTGGCCAGGTGGCCGGTATTTTGGGCCCTGGTCCGGTGTTTTTTGGTGGTGGCCGGTGGTCCGGTGCTGGTTTTGGCTGGTGTAGGTTTTGTGTATTGCTGGCCAGGATACTTTGAAAATGAAGGAAAATATAGGATTTGGGGTGTATCTCTCTAATATTTTGCCCCATACCATTTTGACTTTTTTGAAAAATTGAAAATGAAAATGAAAAATAAAAAAAAGAAAGGGAAATAAAATAATGGAACTTAGTGAATGGTTAGAAAAAAATTATCCTAATGAAGAAGGTTGGAAACTTGATGAAAATGGTGATTTAAATAATCAAGATATATTCGATCATCTTTATGAGGAATATTGCGAGGAACAAGAAGATACAATCACAGAAGAAGAAGAAATAGCCAAGGGTAGGTTAATTCACCTAATAGGTAGGTGGACGGGATAGTTAAGTTACCCTATTATAAGGTAAATAAGGACTTCTAGTCAAAATTGGAAAATTGAGGACCTATTTTCTAATATTTTTGTTCATACCATTTTGGGTTTTTTAGGATTTTGAATTGGATTTTGAATTTTGTTCTTCTTCTTCCAAGCGTAACATTCTATTTCTAAATGAAAGTTTGTCGCGAGCTTGAAGTCTTAAAAAGCACTTATTATGGTGTTTTATACTAAGATCATGGTACCAACCTTCAACCATGCTGCACCAGGTATCGCCATCATCGCGAGCTATGGCCCAGGGGC